CAGCACCGAGAACAATCATGAGGATTCCGCAAACACTGTATGTATTTGCAGAGTATTCCTTTTTCTGCGGTGCATTTATTGAACTGGATGCAGCAGGATTTCCGTTTGCAGCCGTCAATCCTTTTGCAATGTCGGACACGCCGACGGTAGTTCTGTTATACACTGCGTTGTATGCTGCCTTTTTCGGGTCGTTGACGATTCCCATTCCCTTTTTACCATAAAGGGGATTGACCGCCTTTTTGACCTGCCGTTTGACTTTTCCTGTTGTTCTTGCCTTGATGCTTTTCTTGATGTTTGGCTTTCTGACACCGTATTTCATGAACACACCTCCATTTCTATAAAATCAACATTCTGTAAACTTTCCTCAAGAGAGGAGGTGAGCAGAATGAAAATCCTTGTGTGGGAAGTGAGAACCTCAAAAGGTTTCACATTGATGGAGTTATCGAAGAAATCCGGAATCGGAAAATCTACGATAAACAACATCGAAAACGGTAAGGTGTCACCGACATTGTTTCAACTTGAAATGATAGCGATTGCATTAGGCGTGAACATCACCGACCTGTTTGAATCCGAATACAAATAATTGTACCATAATGCAGCGGGATTCCGGCAGCAGGAGGAACGATTTCCATGATTATGGAAATCAACCTCGATATTTCCACAATCATGGAAATATATGATACAATGCAATTCGGAAAGGGGGTGGTGTCTCCCTTGAATTACAAAGAGGCTATTGTCGAAATAGTCGGAAAGATACACAGCGAACGCATCCTCAAGAGGATATACAAATTCGTGTTGTATCTCTACACCCATGAGACTGGCAGTTGAAAGACTGTCAGTCTTTTTTTGATGCAAATAAATCTATGATTCTTTGAAATGCTGCGATGTCCTCGTCGCTTGCCTCAAGTAGTGCCTTGAAAAGATTCTTGCGGGCATCGTCCTCACCTACCATGATGCGGTCAATTCTTTCGATGAAATCGTCGTCAGTATCAACGAACATCTCACCGTCACCAGTAGTCAACCATATATAGTCAACACTAAATTCTCGACAGATAGATTTTGTCATCTGTTCGGTGAGATTACGGTTGCCATTTTCTATATTGGACATTGAGCCTCTTGTAACACCAATACGCTCACCGAATTTCTCAAGCGTGAGACCAAGTGTTTTTCTGACTTCCTTTACACGCTCATTTTGTGTCATGTAAACACCTCCTTTTCATGAATCATAACACCCATAGATATAAAATGCAATAAAAAAGTTGTCATAGAATACAAAAAACTGTTGACAAAGTTGTCAAAGACGCATATTATGTATTCAAGGACAACAGCAAGCAGGAAAGAACGGGTGAAGCGATAGGGCTACACGCAAGTGACATGGTGGTCATGCTGCCGGATAGCAGACAGAGCGTGTGAAGAATAAACATGACCCGTCAAAGCAGTTGAAGAAAACAGGAACGATAGGACAAGAAAGCATAGTGTTTGGAACTATTTGAAGAAAGCTGAACAGGTTGAGCCAATCAACACTTTACTCCTAGAACAAGAAATCGTTAAGTGGAAGAATCAACCGAGCGAGATGACACAGCACTGTTTGTCCTTTATAAGACAGGAGGAAACAAAATGGCAAAAACAATTTCAGACCAAACAAGAGAATATTTTTGTTACATAAAACAAAAAGTGCGAAAAGGCGAGAAAGTTATACCGTGGTTATCCGGAACAAAAAGAAAAAGGACAATGATGTATAAAGAAACGAGCAGATATGAAAAAGATGCAAAAATTGACTATGAACTAGGGGTGATAAGCAAAGAGGAATATGAAATCGAGATGAAATCAGTTCAATTATTAGAACAGGCACTTGCAAATTATTCAGTTTATTAAGGAGAAAACATGAAAAAACAAGAGGTTATTGATTTAGCAAGCCGGAGAGGGTTGTGCGTGTATGAACAATACAAGGGAAGAAAAGTTTATTACAAGGTGCGGATTCCTGTGTTTGAAGATGAAAAGGAAATACCAACGAGTTACAGAGACGAACTTGTCAGAAATATAAAAGAGGTCAAACAACTAATGGAAAAGATATGGGAGGATGATAAATACAGATTGAGAGCATCAAACTGGGTGAGAAAATATTAAAAGCCGAAACGGGGCAGCAGTCGCCCCGTCAGTGTCCGGATGGCAACCGACACTCTGACGATGGCAAGCCGAAAGACATCGTGCAGCGATACCGTGGGAAACATGGCAGCGGTCGCACCTGCTAGAAAGTGCGTGGATGGTCAACAGGTTTTCGATGATTTTTAATGTGAAAAGCATCAACACGGTGTACATTGCCGGAAAAGAGGTGGACGGGATGAAAAGACCGAGAGAACCACCAACAGGAGGAAACAGGATGGATATAGGACGAATATTGCCGACAGAGGCAGCAGCAATCCTCAATGTGTCACCGCAATTCGTGAGGGTAGCAATGCAACAGGGAAAACTCCCGATAGGAACGGCGGTGCAGATGTCCTCAATTTGGACGTATCACATTTCGGAAAAACTGCTTGCAGATTATTCCGGAAAGAACATAGAAAAAGAGATTGAGCGAATCCGAGGAGGTGTTGAGAAATGACAAGAAACGAGAAAAAAGCAGTGATCGAGAGTATGGCAGAAAAGTTTATGAATATCGACGACCTTGAGGGGAAGTCAATGACCATCATGGTGATGTCTGCGTATGCCGAGGGTAAGGCAGCAGGAAAAGCAGAGGAGCGTCGCAGATGGGAGCAGAAAGAAGCGGTTGTAGCCGTTTAATGAAAACGCCCCGTCATGGTGGCGGGGCATACATAAAGCAGGAGCATGAGAACAAAAGAAAAAGGACAACCATTGCAGTGGTCGTCCTTGATTTGACTGATTGTGTCAGTCGCTATCACTAAAAAATATTATAGCAAATCTGACACGAAAAAGCAACTCGAAAACGACCGGAAAGGTCTGGAAATAAAGGGTTTTCGGAGGTTTTGTCGTCCTCGTAATAGATAATAACAAGTCTGCGAAAACATAACAGGAGGCATGTGTCAGATGGCAAGAAAGAAAGGGATGCAGTTCATCCCGTATGATTATGAGGCAGCATATAACAAATCGTTGGAAGATATGCACGAATGGTTCATTGAGAACCTGTTCCAACACAGAAAGAAAGTTGTATATGCCTTGAAAGAGATAACCGCAGGAGATCAGTTTGAGATTGAGATATACCCGCGGTTCCAGAGTATGGATGAAGTACCTCCGGAGGGGAGAACTATCAAGAAAGACAATAACAAGGCTCAAAAGAATCTGAATGACAAGAACGCACGGAAATACGTTGAGAGGTTAATCAATGAGAATTTCAGTGATCGTGATATTTGGATGACGTTGACCTATGATGACGCACACCTCCCACCGGACGGGGATGTGGATGCAGCAATCAAGAATGTGCAAAAGTACATCCGACGCATCAACTATCAGAGGAAAAAGAGGGGTCTCCCGAACGCAAAATATGTCTATGTGACCGCATACAATCCGGATGCGGAAATCAGATGGCATCATCACATTGTCATGGACGGTGCGTTGGACATGGAGACGGTTGAATCATGTTGGAAACAGTCAAGCAGGAATGAGGTTCGCAGATTGCAGACGGATGAAAATGGTCTGTCTGGCATGGCGAACTATATCGTCGAAGAAAAGAACCGTGTTCCGTCGGAAAAGAGATGGAACAGTTCGCAGGGATTGAGAGACCCACGAATCAAGGTCGTACATTCCAAACGTCCGGCAGCAGGAGGCAGCTATAAAAAAATAGGCTCATTTGTTGATGGAATGGTCAAAGACAGGGATTCCATTCCGGAGATTTTGGGAAAGTGGTATCCGGACATGAATTTCACGAACGCAAACGTGTACTACAACAATTTTAATTGCATGTTTTACATACATGCACGAATGAGAAAAAGGAGGCTACAAGGTGAAAAGACGGAAAAGACGGGCAAGACGAGCAAGGCGACGTAATGCGTTTCGTGTGATCGTGGTCACAGGAGTTGTGACAGCGTTGTGCGTGGCAGTGTTCGGCAGCAAAAAGCCGGAGCAGATCGAGGAGAGGCAGCAGGAGACAACGCAGGAGGAGACGACACATGCGGAAACGGTGCAGAATCCGGAAACAATCGTGCAGACGGCAGAGGAGACCGAAAGCAAATACAAGGTGTTTGACACCATGTCCGAGGACTGGGGCAGTTGTGATCTTGAGGGGTTCGTATATTATGACCTGCCGGAGCAGTATGCAGATAAAGGCTATTTTCCGGAGAAAATGCAGATATACACAAGATGCCTGTGCAAGCAAAACAACGTTCCGTATGCCCTTGTGTTGGCACTCATTGAGCATGAATCCGGATATGAATTTGACAAGGTCGGAGACAGCGGGCAGTCAAAGGGATATATGCAGATATATGAGAAATGGCACACTGACCGAATGCAGAGGTTAGGATGCACCGACCTCATGAACCCGTATCAAAATGTGAGGGTCGGGATTGATTTCCTCTCATACCTGCTCGAGAAATACGGCACGGTGCAGGATGCACTTGCAGCGTACAACTACGGTGAAAAAGGTGCAAGGGAACATTTGTGGAGCAACGGCGTGTATGTGTATTCGTACAACAGTGCAATCATGCAGAGGATGAAAGAGATTGAGGAGGTGGTCGGAAAGTGAGGGCAGGAGAAATCATTGAGAGAATCAGACACATGCTCAAGGTCAAGGATTGCAAACATGTGTGTCTGTTCTGCGAATATTACGAAATATGCAAAGAGGAGGCGAAAGCAAATGAATATGAGATATGCGAAACGAAGTGAGGACACGGAGCAAATCAACGTCGTGTCATGGGCGGGATGGAACATGAACCGTTATCCGGAATTAAAGTGGTTGTTCCATGTACCGAATGGAGGCAGCAGGAACAGAGCGGAGGCAGTGAAATTCAAACAGATGGGTGTCAAGGCGGGCATTTCTGACTTGCAACTCCCATATCCGAAAGGCTCATACTGCGGATTGTTCGTCGAGATGAAATTCGGCAACAACAGGCAGCAGGACACACAGAAAGAGTTCCTTGCAGACATGGCAGCAGCCGGACATTTTGTTGCAACCTGCTATTCGGCAGAGGAGGCAATCAAAGTCATTGAGGAATATCTGAATTTGTCGGATTCTGCACACAGGGAGAGAAGTTTGAACATGAGCATCCCGAACAACAGCATCCTAAAGGACGGAAAAATAAAATAACAGGACAATAACAGGAGGAATCAACATGAGAATTATTGCAGTGATGTCACCAAAGGGAGGAATCGGAAAAACGACGACATCCGATTCAATCGCTTATATGTTGGGCGAGGAGCAGGGAAAGAGGGTACTTGTGTTAGATGGAGACCCGCAGGGAGACACATCAAAGACGTTCGGAGTATTTGAACCGGACGGAATCGGAATGAGTGAGCTGCTTGAGAAACATGAATGTGTCGGCGGTACATACAAAACGGGTGATCTGATTCGCCCGACGGAATATTCACACGTTGACATCATTCCGGCGAATGGCTATCTCATGCAGACGGACATGAATTTGCTGCTCAAGTCGGAGGATAATCAAGCCACACGATTGCGTGAGGCATTGCAGGAGGTGTCGGACGCATACGATTATTGCATTTGCGATTGTGGTCGATTGCTTGATATGGTGGTCATCAATATCCTCATATCGGCAGAACTAATCATCGCACCTGTAAAGGTCGGGGGATATGAAATCGAGGCATTGCAGAATCTTGAGGAGCAGATCGAGGATTTGAGAGACATCAATCCGGATTTAAGAATCAAGGCACTCATGACCATGCGACAGAAAAATAAGACCTCTCTTGAGGTTGAGGAGTGGTTGAAATCAGATTCCGGATTCGACATGTTTGTCACTCCGGTTCGCCGTTCCATCGTTGCGGAGAAATCAACAACGGCAATGATGCCACTCCCGAAATTTTCAAAGCGTGGGATTGTGTCTCAAGATTACAGATGCGTTGTGCATGAGTTACTCAAGGAAATGGAGGGGTAAATGTGGGAAAGAGGAAAATCACCTGCAACAACGCCTCCTGCAAACACCATATAAGCGGAGGCGGGTGCGATACCTGCATCGTGCTTGACAGTTCGGGAAAATGCAAGTCCTTTGAAAAAGGTTTTGCATATTATTTTCACATTGTATGGGATGCACTGGGAAACAAAAACTTTATTGACATGATAGAGGTGCAGAGAAATCCGGATTTGAGAATCGGAATGTATTATGTGATGGAATGTTATGAACTGGGATTTTCGGAAATGGAATGGGGAACATGCAGGATGCTCATGCTGAAGAACGGAGAAAACGGCGAACCGTTGAATTATGAGGGAATCACAGCGAGAGAGTTGAACATGGAAAAGTTCAGAAAACACCTCAATGATTTTGAAAATGGAATAATGCCAAATCAAGCACAAAAAGAGCAGGAACAGCAGAAAACCGAGACGAAAGAGTTCGGGTGGTTGTCTCCGACAGGCGTTTTCACGGAATCACCGTTCGGAACGCATGAAGAATCAGCGGAACAGATATGCGAAAGAAAAGGGTTCACGGATGAGTATTGGAAATGGGTGAAAGAATCCGGAGACAATGAAATCGGACACCTCATGCGTGATTTTCTTTCAGAGGTCAAAGGATATTGTCTGATTCACAATCCGTCCGGATATGCCGGATATATAGTGACAAACATGAAAGCACTGACAAAACATCAGAAAGATTTTTTATACAATTATTTCATGGATATGGGAGACAGATTCAAAGCCGAACAATTTGTCGAGTAAAAAGGAGGAAAGCACATGGGAAACATCGTGAAAACGGCAAAATGCAGATTCTGCGGTCAAATGACGCAGATTGAGGCAGACGAAGTACTGACAGCAGCACAGGCAGAGGAACAGGCAACAATGACATGTAATTGTCCGGATGCGGTTGAATATCAGAAAGAGAAACAGCGGAAAGAAAAGGCAATGCAGAACGTCGCTGCACTGTTTGGAGAGGCAGCAGCACCGGACAAGAGATGCGGAGAGGGAATTGTGAAGATTCTCAAGGCAGCAGTCGAGGAGATTTATACCGGAGGACTGGCAAAGGTCACATTGAACCTCCGTGGAGGCGTGAAAGCCTCTATTTCGCAGAATAGCAAGGGTGAAATCAACGTCGAACGTACCGAGACAAAAAAACAGAAACTCACAGAGTAACAGCAGGAGGGTGAACAGATGGCAGCAGGATTCAGCGTCAAAGACGCACTCAACAAAAACAGCAAAGCAGGGATTGACGAATCTCCGAGAGCGAGATTCCGGACAAAGGACATTTCGATTTTCAAGATGTACCGCAACACAATGAATTTTTACAGTGTCAAGGACATCGAAGAACTGGCAGGAGATATCCTCCTGTCCGGTTTGAAACAGAACCTCGAACTCGTATATGCACCGTGCGAAAAGGGCGAATACAGAATCGTCGCAGGTGAAAGACGATGGGAGGCTCTCAAGTACCTCGTATCAAAGGGATATAAAGACTTTGAACTGGCAACCAGTAAATTGACCACACCGCAGGATGATGACGAGGAGCAGGTTGAAATCATCATCGCCAACGCATACCGTACAAAGACCATTTCTGACATGATCGAGGAGGAAACACGCCTCAAGGCATCTCTTGAGCGTATGAAAGCAGCAGGGAAGAAAATCAAGGGATATGACCTGCAATCTGGACGGTTGAGAGATGTGATTTCCTTGATGCTGCACATGAGCAAAACGAAGATTGCACAGATTGAGGCAGTCAACAACAATCTGATTCCGGAATGGAGGGAAGAACTCAAGAAAGAACGTCTCACATTCTCCGCAGCTTATGAATTGAGCGGAATGACAGAGGACGAGCAGCGTGAGGCACTGGGAAAATTCGCAGAGACCGGAGAACTGACACACAAAGAAGTGAAAGACATGAAAGAAGCGAAAGCAACGGGGCAGCAGGTGTCAGAATCCGACACAGCAGAAAACAGCATGAATCCTCCGGAAGTAAGAGCGGGCGACGATTACGAGACACCGCATCCGGAGGGAATCACATCCATTTGCTACTCCTGCACCGAATATGAGACATGCAACGTCAAGACCGGAACATGTACCTCATGCGACCAGTACAACAACCGTGCGGAGGCGTACAAGACCGACGAGCAGAGATATTCAGAGGAGCAGGATGCAATCGACCGTGAGACAAAGAAAAAACTCCGTGAGATGGAGCAGGAGGAGAAGATGCAGAGCCTCCCGTCAGATACACAGGAGACCGGACAAAAAGTGCATCAGATACGCCTTGCAAAGCCTTATTTCGATGATGTGGCAAACGGAATCAAAACATTTGAACTCCGGAAGAATGACAGAGGTTATAAAAAAGGCGACATTCTTGAGATGATGGAATTTGCAGACGGGAAGAACACCGGACGCATGGTCAAGGTGCTTGTGACGTATATTCTTGAGGACTACACCGGAATTGAGGACGGATATTGCATCATGGCAACCAAACTCATGAAAGACGGTGAGGCGTAGAATGACAGAGATAAAAGACCCGATTTTGGCAGCAATGGAGTTCTCACTGAATTACACATTGAAAAGATTTGAGAACACAGAGACGGAGAACGGAAAAATTATCAGAGAGGGAATCATCAGAGAAAAGACTTTAGTTGAACATCTGCGGATTTTTGGTGCGGATGTGTACGGAAAAAGCAAAGAACAGTTTGCGGAAGATATAAAAGATAAAACAAATATTGTGATGATGAGCGATGAAGAATACAAGGAATATATCGAGGCGAAAAGACTGTATAGAGTGATAAAAAAGGAGGAATTGTGATGGATAACATCAAGAGAGGCGAAATGTTCTATATCAGCAGAGGGGGGGCATCGTATAGCGGGAGCGAGCAGCACTCCGACCGTCCGGCGGTCATTGTGAGCAATAACAAGAACAATGAGAACAGCAATGTCGTTGAAATTGTATATATGACCACACAGCCAAAAACAGATCTCCCGACGCATGTGACAGTGAGATCGACGGGCAGACCAAGCACCGTTTTGTGTGAGCAGGTCTATTCGGTATCAACAGAACGCATCGGAACGTATATCGGGGAGTGTACAGACAAAGAGATGGAGAACATCGACATCGCTCTCATGATTTCCTTGCAGCTTGACAGCAGTATGAAAACATCAAAGAAATACAATGAGACAATCAAGAATCAACAGGAGGAAATCGAACTCTATCGCAGCAAGATTCAAGCGATGGAGCAGGAGTTGAAAGAAAAGGCAAAAGCAAAGCCGGAAAACACGACATCATCAGAGGAGACAATCCGATTGCAGACAGAAAGAGACACATACAAGACCATGTATGAACAGTTACTCAACAGATTAGTGAATGGAGGAGCAGCATGAACAAAAGCACATTAAAGGCAGAATTTATCAATGCGAAAATCAAGGATGCGAAATACATCGGAGTGAGTATCAAGACGGAGGGCAGCAGTCAGCCGGAAATCATCATCAATCCGAGAGAGAATTTCGATGCAAAATTTGACTACTACATGGAGGCATACGATGACGATTTGATTCTGATTGCAGCAAAGGGGAAAAAGGACATCCGCATCGTGGCAGCAGGACACGGAAACCGATTTGAGGACATTGAAAACCAGTTAATCGGGGAAAAGGGCAAAGGTTGGAGAGAACTGATTGCAGGGGCGATTGACAAAGCCTATGACCACATGATCGAAAGCACACCGCCACAGTCAGAGGAGGAAAAGACCCATTGCGAGATGATAAAAGAGGCAGTCAAGGGAATGTTCATCAATGAGAGCCGGACGGCAGCAGAGGCAGAGTTCATCAAGATGCACATTGTTGATTATGAGAAAATATTCGATGTTTGCATGAATGGCGATAATCTTGAGTTCAAAAAAGGTCTCGTCAGATTGCAGAAGATGCAAAATGAGTATGTGATGCAGAGAGAAAGGACGGGAACGGCAAATGAATAAAGTCATATTGATGGGGAGGCTCACAAGAGACCCGAATGTCAGATATACGCAGCAGAACAGTTCGCAGGAATCCATGTGCGTGGCACGTTACACTCTGGCGGTTGATCGTTGGGGGCAGCGGGACGGGCAACCGTCCGCAGATTTCATCTCATGCGTTGCATTTGGCAGAAATGGCGAATTTGCGGAGAAACATTTGAAACAGGGAACGAAAATCGTTGTCACAGGCAGGATTCAGACAGGCTCATACACAAACAGAGACGGACAGCGGGTTTATACGACGGATGTTGTGATTGAGGAACAGGAATTTGCGGAAAGTAAGAAAGCAGCGGGAGAACAGGGACAAAATGCAGATTATACGGATGCAGGAGACGGATTCATGAATATTCCGGACGGCGTTGACGAACAACTCCCTTTTGCGTAAACGGAAAGGAGGAGCGTGATAATATGGGAATTATGAGCATCGTGAAAAGCGTGATTGAGCATTTTAGAAAAGCCGGAAAGACAGAAAAAGAAATCTCAAACATGATCGAACAGGCAGCAGATAAAGCGACAGTCAATAAGGGCATCGCAGAAAAAAAGGAATATAAAAAACCGGAAATCAAAGCAAAGACAACAGCAGAACAGTTCGTCGAGGCGGTCATGCAAACGGGGGTCGCAGCGGAGCAGGTAAAAACGGCAATTATGAAAATGAGCGGTTCACAAGGATGCACAAATCGCCGAAATACGAATAACTGGCGTAAAATGCACGGTCTGCCTATGAGACGAAAGCAGAAAGCGAGGAGAAAGTATGAAAGAGGAAAAGGAGCAGACAGTCATTGACAAAACCTTGCTATATCTCGAAAACTATCGTGAAATGGAACGATACATCAAAGAGGCAGTGTCAGAGACCTCTCAAGTGCCGAACATAAGCAAATACAACATATCAGCAGAGAGGGCGTTTCTGCAATCGGTCAGAGAGTGCCGTGCAGAGACGGTCATTCTGTTTGAACACTTGAAAAAGGCTCTTGCATCGCTCAA